GAACGTATCATGGCCTACCGTCCAGTAGAGTTTGACTGGAAGTCCACGGGGGAACGGGGTCAAGGTTTTGTGGCCCATGACCTCCAAGCTGTGAACGCACTCGCTGTGACGGGAGTGAAGGATGAGCTAGACGATGAAGGAGCGGTTAAACCCCAAGGGGTGGACCACTCTAAGCTCATACCGGATCTGGTCGCTATGGTACAAGACTTGCAGCGCCAGATAAAAGCGCTCAAGGCCCGTAGACCCTGAGCGCGTGTTTTGAAAGAAATTCCCCTAGCTTGTGGGCATTGGCCCACAAGCGCTCCTCACATTACGCCTTGGGTCCTGCGACAGGAGCCTCAGGCAAGGTGTTATCCGGGCGTGCGCCCACATCCACCTTCACATACTTCCAGCCCGCATAGGGCAGGTACGCCAGAATCCAGACGCCACCAGACTTCGGGTATGCGATCGGGTGACTAGGCGACAGCGGCGGATAGATGGGCAGCATGACGCTCGGCAGGGTATTGTCCACATACGGCGGCAGCGTGTTATCTACCTCACCGCCACCTCCGCCCGGCAGCGTATTATCCACTCCCGGGGGAAGACTATTATCCGGCCGCACCGGCAGATAGATGGGCAGCTCCACCTGTCCCGGAGGACGAACGGTGGGCGGGTTAGGCCATACGCTCGGGGGAGGAGTGATAGGTCCACCGCCGACGACCGGAGGCCAGATACCTACCGGCGGCTGCGGCGCTGGCACGCCATATCCAGGGTCCACCGGCGGACGTACACCATAGCCCGGATCCACCGGAGCTTCTACACCATAGCCCGGATCCACCGGACGATTGGACTGATCTACAGGAGTGATGACAGCAAGAAAGCTCATTTCAATCTCCTAAGGTTTGAGGCGTTGCAGCATATGGAAGGGCTCCGTGTTCATCTCCTTCACGGCTGCGAAAAACATCATTCTACTCGGCTCCATCCACGCCTCTGCAATGACGTAACCGAGGTATGCGAGGCGGTCGTTGTAGGCACGCAGGTAGTCAACCTCGTCCTTCACTTCACGCCCCAACTCTTTAACATAGTGACTGCGATGCAACCAGATCTTACTTGCTGCACTATCCGTCATCCATACTAGTGGGACGCGTTGCTTGGCGGCACGCGCCCAGAACTCCATTATATACGGGTTTTTGATAGTGCCAAGCATCTGGTCATACATAATTACATCATAGACACCGAGTGCGGAATCCAGCAGACGCGTATAGCTGTCCTCCACTAGCTCCACATTCCCATACCCATGCTCCCGCAGGTACTTCACCAGCTCAGGATCTCGCTCCCACATCATATGACTCTTGTTGCCACATGCCTTGTCTATCACCTGAGCCATCATCCCTACGCCCGCAAACGGATGGAGGATACGCTCATAGCTCGGGCAGATATATTTGGTGAAGTGGGTCATAGCGAGGATCTGTTCATTCATCATCCTCGTGTCTTCTTGCAGCATAATCTGGCACCCACCGTCAGTCATCTCTTCCTTCCCTCCCATGGACAGGCCAATGGGGATGTGAACGGTGATGCCATTGCGGGTCACTTGGACGTGGTGCATTCTTCTTCCTTGATATATTTACTGACCATGAGGTCGTAGAAGTCACCATCCTTCTTTTCCAGCTCCTCTATGTACTTGTCCAGAAAGTGGCGGGCCTTGTACAAATCCTTCAGTCCGTCCTTCTTCTTCCACCGTCCCACATATCTTGTGATCATGGCTTGAAAGTAGTCCAGGTCATTTGCGATTACATAGTCCCAGTGCTGGATGGGGGAACGGTAATGCGTCCCCCCAACCTGCGTATCGTTTGCTCCCATAGCGAGTCTCCGTAGAAGTACACGCTACGCGATACTATTTACATGTACTTTCCTACGGAGTCTGCTATTACTTCCAGCCGCTTCTGTACTTCACCATCAAAGCTGGATACGATAGGGCTATTCATCAGTTCCGCCATGCGCTTCAATCCGTTGAGCCACACGGGCTGGATGATGACATTGCCCATACTAAACTCAGCTTGACAGAAGGCATTGAGCTCAGTGATGTCTAACCAATCTAACATCCACCGGTCCTCTGGGGAGAGCATGTCTTCCACAACATTATGCTGTGCCAAAAATGTGTCACTTGCAGCATCTAAACCATCACGGAGAATAGGTGATCCCCACTTGGCCGGAGCGGGTACATCACCCGTCCACTGCTCCGCCCAGTCGTGCATTAGCACGGCGCGCACCAGCGTATGAGTAGGGTTTTGAACGCTATAGAGCAGCGCCAGCATGTTCGCGACATGCTCTCCTACCGTTTGTTGCTGGTGCGTGCGGACGGTGTGAAAACGCCTCACGGCGTTTCCATTTAGTCCAATGCGGAAGTCATCGAGCAGCAGGGGAACTTCCTCTTCGCTTGAGCCAAGACCAGATGGCGAGGCTCCAGTCTTTAGCTCGCAGTCGCGTGATTTCTTCCCCGGCCCGTGCGTATTCCCCTGTCGCGACGCAGTCCCAGACACGACGGATGGGAATGGCCACACTCTGCCAGAATGGGTCTTTGAGGTCATGCCACTCTCCTTCAACAAAACGTTCACAGTCTAACATCCACCTCCCCACGGCACCACTATTCACCATTGGAAAGGTAAGGATACCATTCGCCTCATACGGATCCAGCGGGTTCAGCCTATTGTCATACATGCCTGCTAGGCTGAATCCATCTACGTACATGTGATAGTCATTGCTGAACTGATACATCCTGCCCTGATACACACCCACGGCATGCGCGATAAACTCATGGAGCATGCTCATGTGGACCGCGTTAGCGCCCAAGGCTCCCCAGATGAAGTCATTGCTCCTAGCCGTCACAGTCATGTCTAGGCAGTTGTCCCTCATAGAAAAGTAGATTTGGGTGTTGCACGGCACATCCTTCCCATCATAGTTTGTTAGACTGTCCCAGTTGGGACTGTACATCGTCATCACAGCACGGCGACTGTTACGGTACTTCTTAAAGTGCTCAACAATATCCGCAATCTGGTCAAAGCCAAAGCTATGAATCCATCGCCGGCCATATGCGCCGTGTAGACTCTCCCCGTCGTCACTGTACTTGCTTATTCCGTCATTGAACTGCTTCAGGAATGTGACGTCATTATGGCCCGCCATCATCCACAGACCTTCCATGAAGTGGAAGAATGGATTGGCGTCTCGATAGTAATTGAACAGCACACGCTCATTCGGCTTTTCATAGGTCGCACAGACCGGAGTAGGGCAGCGTAACACCTTCCCATTCCGGCTGGATTCTACACGGATGGTAGAATGATAGAAGTACTGAACCACTTGTGCATAGATGTGGTTCACGTTGCGACCTGAGATGTTTAATATCATGTTCTTTCCTCATGTGGAACATACATTTGCTTGGGCGCGGTGCCCTCATTGAACTTCACCCTACACCACTTGTCAAACTCACAGAGACAATTCTGCACGTCCTGCGCGTGGAGCTGCATCGCTGGTATCTGTGTCATCAACTCGTCCATCTCTGCCCGGAACTGTGCCACGCTAATCTGCTTTTCTATGGGCCTATTATGGAGCCGGTTCAGCCCACGGACTGATCCTGGCCCCGGCGCACACCATGTCCACCAGTCGTCCGCTCCACGGAGCGCCACCGTATACTTCATATCTGCTATGATCTGGCCCGCCAGGAACGTGCTGATGCCCTTAGCTTGCGTAAGCACCTCCTCCGCCTCAGCCAGCCGGCTGCACTGGCACAACTCTTCTTTATAGGTCCAGACCCGTCCCACGAGTAGGATGGTGAAGTTGATCTTGGACATCCCCTTACTCTCAGTGCCGGTGACCATGTAAGCACTGGTAAATGTCTTCTTCCCGGTAAGTTGACGTGCTTGAACTGTTCGGCGCACGTAATCTGCAACAGCAGCATCCCAACGTTCAACATACCCGATCTCGGCAAGCGTTTGAGGCCAGTTAATGATACGCGCCAACGTGACGTTGAGCCATAGGTAAGGATCCCCATCATGGGGGTCACGGATATTTTCCTTAATCCATCTTGTGACCGTATCGTCCTCACGGTGAACGTTACAGAAGCGATATGTCTGTAGGATTTTATCTTCCGTCCATGGTGGGGGCAGATGTTCAATATCCTTTGCGATGTGTATGCGGTGTCTCTCCAGTATCCAATACTTGAACGCATCCAACATCTCCTTGTTTAACCCATTACTTTGGAGCATTATTTTTCCTCCAACGACGAACATATTGGTTTAATCCTTTCATGTGCATGCGTGCATGCTCTGCTAAGTTCATCTTTTCAAGATTATCAAAATCATTATTCTGTTTATTGTCATCCTTATGATGTACTAATGGATCATTGCCTTTCCAATGCTCACCTGTATTTTCCCACCAAACAAGTCTATGCTTGGTCACATAACGTGTACCAAAGACTGGATGATCTACAACTTTCACTTCAACATATCCAGATTTGGCATCGACATATTCATATCCAGCAGATACGCGCCATTTATACTTGCCCATACAATGTCCTCACATCTTCGTAGGACTCCACTTTAACGGCGTTGCGGTGCAATTCATTCTGTAGTCTATCCCATAGCCGCCACATCGCGGCATCTTTGTCAATTATGTTAACGGGGTTGAGGGGACGAGTATCTCCACGGGCCAGCCTCCGCTCCTGGGTGCGACGGATACATTCCTCTATGGGCGTGGTCATGAAAGCGAATATGTGGTCGTCTCCCCACTGTTCGCTTACCTTACCCATCCGTCCATAGAAGCCGCTGGCAATCATGGATTCATAAAAGACATTATAACCGGACGCCCCATAGTGGGCGATCAGGTTCACGCAAGTATCGCTGTCCAAAGCGTCTAGTCCCCCGCAGACTGTTGTGTATGGACCAAGGATCCATAGCGGGAACTCCCACCCCATGTCGCAGAGATATGCTTCCGGCTTGCGGCCATCACGCCTTACCTCCTTGACCTCTTTACTTTCTTCTAGGAACCTGCGAGCAATCGTCGTCTTGCCACTGCCACAGGTGCCCATCAACTTGACTATCTTACGTTGGGGCATTACCATTATAAAACTCCTTCATGTCTAAACCTACTCGTAGGAGGTTTTAGAGCGTTTTTTACATCGTCATCCGTAGCCTCCTTGGAGGCCAGCACATTCATCACTCTTTCGTCTAATGTGTCCCGAGCAATAATCCAGTGGAGGGTGACATGCTCCCCGGTGTTGCCTTGACGGTACACTCGTTTAAGGAACTGGTAGTACCACTCATAGTTCCACGTGATGCCGAACATGCAGACGTGATGGCATGCGCACTGCAGATTAAGGCCGTGGCCCATACTAGCAGGATGGCCAATAAGATGAGGGATGATACCACGATTAAAGCTTTCATTGACGTACTCCAATTCCTTGGTCGTAGTCAAGTTTACGGTTCGCGGAATTGTTCGCTCAATAGACTCCGCATCGAACTGAAACTCATACGCGGTGAGTAGTGGTTGGCCTTGGAGCTGCTCGACAAGATCAGCCAGTGCGCGGATCTTCTCGAAGTGAAGCGGACTGACCCGACGGTTAGCGTTGTCCCCCTCATAGTAAATGCTACCATTTGCGATTTGACGACACTTCCCTCCAACAACGGCAGCGTTTGGAGCAAAGACAGGCTCACCTCCCGCCAGAAGCGTAAAGAACTTTCGCTGCATTTCAACATAGTGACGGCGGGCAGCGGGAGGAAGGTCAACATAGATGCGATCATGTACCAGCTCCGGTAGGTCAATGAAGTCCTCTTCACTGAAGTGAATGAGTGTGTCCTTTAGCTTATCCTGTATCTCCTTTGCCGCACCGGGCATCAGCTCCAGACTATAGTTGTCAAATGGATCTTGACGGAAGTACATGGAGCGGTAGTGAGTGATGAACTTACCCAACGCCTTCCCCATATCACAGATGTACACCTGACCAAAGAGGTCCTCATAGCCATTGGGCGCGGGCGTGCCGGTCAATATCACCCTCCGCTTGAACTGTGGGAGGAAAGGCTTCAACGCCTTGAACCGCTGCGTTTGTGTGTCCTTAAACTTCGTGGACTCATCCACAATGAGACAGTCAAATCCTTGTCCTGCCCACAGCTTCGGGTCTAAGATGATCTTTAGACTTTCTGGGTTGATCAAGTAAATCTGGTGGTTCTGCTTCAGCAGTGCAATGCGCTCCTTCGCCTCCAGCTCGCACAGGTTGCAGATATCTAAGTGGTTGAAATCGTCCCACTTCTGGATCTCCAAAGGCCACACAAGCTTACAAACTCGTAACGGCGCGACTACAAGTACCTTATGGATCTTGCCTGCCTTCAACAAGATATCTATAGCTGCCAGCGCAATAGATGTTTTCCCCATCCCGGGATCCAATATGATACCGGACCCAAAGTGCTCAATGACCCACTGGACGCCAACTACTTGATAGGGGTGAGGTTCCCAACGCATTCATATCTCCCGAGGACTGGAGCGGGTAGGAGTGATTGAAGCTCCGGCCAGCCGTCCAGCGCTTTCCTCTTATCCTCAATATCATCGCCAATCTGGTGCGTCTTTGTGATAAACGCACCCTTGATCATACATAAGACTGTTTCTGCCTCCTGCAGTGCGCAGTATCCTGCGCGATAACCCAACGGGATAGATTGTATGTGCGCAAGCACCGTCTCAAGCGCTTGTGATCGTGATAGGTCAGGGAACACATGGACAGCCGCTTCTTTCGGCTCCTTGGGTAGATACTGGCAGGCTTCATCCAGCGATAGCTCGATATCATGATCGAAAACCCTCGTCTGCAAGTCTAGTACTTTCCATATGAAATACTCCCCAAATCCACAGCCTCTAAACGGCCCCTTGGTAAAGAGATGGACTAGGCTGGTGTAGTTGCCCGCCACCATACTCTCAAAGGCCGTGGCGGGACTCTCTGTGGCTCCTCTAAGCCTCGCCATGGCGTTGCGGCCCTGTGCGCCCCGGTAATGCCTCCTTTCCGTCCCACGTTGGAGGTTGTCAAATTCGTACTCATACCTAGACCACGACCAGTGCTCTTCGGCAGCGCGGGCAGCGTCCCCTGCATGATAGAAGAGGAGGAAGTGGAGGCAGTATCGCTTCACCCATTCCTCTCCCTTGAGGGCGCGGGCATGGTACGCCATCTGGTACATGGGATCTAGATCGTTAGATTCAATCGTAACCGTCGCGAATCTATGCCAGCTCTCCACTCGCTCAACGCTGCTATCGCCTCCTCCGCGTTGTCCGTCCACATGGCCTTGAATCCCTGTTCCTTCAACCATTTGATCCTCCAGAATTGTAGAGTGGTGGGCTTTTCCCCGGGTCGCTTGAATTCAATGAAGAATACCTGACCGAAATAGAGGAACTCCACATCCGGCCAGCCCCGGTTACCTCTAAGGGTGAGCTTGAAGCTTTCCATCCCCCATTGAGCGTGCGCATGCTCGCGCACATTGTTTTCTGTCTTACTTTCCAAATCGGTCGCCAAGTTCACATGGACCTCCCTGTGAAGCTTTGTAAGGACAAAACCGGCACGCGTTACGGCTCGGTGTCGGTAGGAATTCAGTCGCTGTCAAAATCTCATTTGCCAATTTCGTCCAAGGGGTCGCGTAGTGGTCAAACATCTCTGGCATGTAACTCATGGAGTGCCCAAGACGGCCACCCTCGTCGATGTACCACGCGGCTACATCTACTCGCTTTACGTCTTTGTATCGCTTCATTCCCATCAGGGCGTAGATTTGGAGTTGTTCTTCGTGTTCCGGGTACCTCTTTCCTGACTTAAGGTCAACAATGTTGAGGACATCACCATCCATTTTATGGAGATCGATAATAGCTTTTCCCCAAGCCAGAGACTCATCCTGGACAGGAGACCAAGAAGCGTCCATAAGCCAAATCTCTTCACTCTTCCACCCGTTGAGTCGCATTCGTTCTAGTTCCGGGCCGAGGGGAATCATCTCCTTGCAGAGCTGGACAGGATCCTCCGGCGTCTGCTTGATATAGTCCTCAGCGTTCTTATGGAGGCGCGTCCCGCGTTGCGCCGCTGGTCCCGGCACATGCACCTCTCCTGTTCTAGTGATGTTATCAAACATATACTCCAGAGGACAGTCCTTGTACGTGCTGATGGCCGAGTAGCTCCATCGGGTCGGCCGTGAGTTCGTGGTAGTTGCGTCCATAGCCAATATCCACCCTAAAGGGAACATCAAACCCCGCCATGTCTTCCATGGCGGACCTGATTACCTTAGTTTCGTACAGGATACTGTCTACGGGAACGTTGAATACGTTTTCGTCATGCACCGTCATAAGAAACTCCCCCGCATGGGGGGAGTCATGGTAACGGATGAGGGATTCCTTGGTTTGGTCTGCAGCCGAACCTTGGATAAGATAGTTAACCAGCTTGTAGTTAAATGAGCACCAACGTCCGTTGATTATCTTAGAAGGCTCAACGGGTATCGTTCGCCCACCGGATGTTCGTACGTAATCCCGGGAGGACACTTCGTCGATGAATTCCCTGAGTCCGTACATGGAGTTGAAGTAGGCTTCTCGTATGGTATAGGCCGTGGCGTAATCAACGGCAAGTCCGTGGGAGAGGGATCTGGTGCCTTCTCCATAGACGAGGCCGAAACCAACTGCTTTAGTTGCTCTTCTCTCAAGCCGTAGACCGGATTCTGTAGAGACAATTCCAGCAGCCACTTGGTGGAGGTCTGCTTCTGGGTCATCAAGGTAGATCTGCTGAAGTCGTCCTTCGGCAAAGTGGGCAAGTAGTCGCATTTCTTGGGATTTGTAATCTGCCGCGACAAGTAGGCATCCATCTTCCGCGAGGATATATTGCCGCATTGGAGGCAATGGAGGATAACCTGCCGGAGGGTTTCCTTGGAGTACATCTGGGATATTTTGAAAGTTAGGATCGCTGCATGATAGCCTCCCCGTGCGTGTTCCATAGTCATCCCCACGCACGGCATTCCAACTCGGGTGAACGCGTCCATCGCGCGCAGACAGTCGAAGCCATCCCCGCATGAAAGTTCCAAGTAGAGTCTTAAGTTGTCCTCGGTAAGCGAGCAATCCAACAAGATGATCATTTTTGACTCCAATGAGAAGATTTTCACGGGACGTAGAGAGCTTACCCGTGGGGGTGCGGGGCCATTCCTCCTCCACTCCCAGCCCTGCGGCCAGTATAGCCGCTGTCAGCTCAGGACCGCTATCCAGGTTGACACTAATACCACAATGCAGAATAGAGCGGATATCATCGTCCAGACGGATATATACGGATTCGTAATATTCTGTGTCTCTAGCAAGGCGAGCACGATCAATACGCACACCGCGACGCTCAGCGGCAGCAAGGATAGGGGAAAGTAGAAGCTCGCGCACATAGGCTGCCTCCATCCGCTGACCCAATATTTCTGGGTACAGCCTATCATACAGTTTACGAGTACGGACGACGTCGCCTATGGCGTAGCGGCCTACAAGGTCGCCTGGACACAGGCATATCTTATCGCCCCAATGCTTGCAGTTCCACGCGATCAGCTTCTGTGCCCGCAACCATTCGCCTAGGGCATCTTGCTCATCAGGAGGAATCCCAAGAATGCGTTCGCTACTAGGCTTAAGAGATACAGAATCTGCGTGGGGGTCGTGAAGGTAGATAAGGAACTGCGTATCATCAATACGATTTGGGTAATCAAAGCCAAAGTGACTAGATGCAACGCCAATGTCAAACTTTGCGTGGTGAAACAGACCATGATCCCACACCTCCGCAAGACGGCGGCGACCATCCTCCCACGTGCTGTTATTGTTCGTGGGATGGCCCCACGCAAGATATTCAGGAGATTTGCCCTCCTCCCATATGGCCACGCCAACGGGGGAGGGTGATAGACCGCTTCCAAACTCTATCGCTTGAGTTTCAAAATCACATGTTGTAATCACTTTGAGCCTCCTTTTGCTGCAATGTTTTTTCTACGAGTCTCCCATCCTTTTAGAGTTGCTTTATGTGTACTGCCGGTTGCTTTTCTTGTTTCGGCAGATCTAGCAGCAGCTATGAGATCCATTCCACTAATTTTTCTAGATTCTGCTCCTCTTCTAATAGCATCCAACATCTTTTCTCTATCTGTAATCCATCGTTTTCGTGAGGCTTCTCCGATTTTTCTACAGCGTTCAGGGTCTTGCAGAACTTCAAGCTTGTGGGCAGCTTCTAATGCGAGCTTGACATTCTTAAAACACGAATGCCTTCCTTTCTGTACAGCATCATCTACATTGTCCTTCCACGTGCCTAGGAAGTGATGACTGTCTTCGATGCAAAGAGGATTGTCACATGTGTGACATACTGCCAAGGTAGAATTATTGATAAGACCATGCCTGAGCTGATAAACTTGCCTAGATGGTCCAGCTGGATGTATTAAGCATCCGCCAATTCTTTCAGCTTCAGCTTCATACTGTTGAACGGTCTTTTTGGTGGTGTGCATGTTCCTGTCCTCTTAGGAGAGTACGCGATACGAGGTACAGGAACAACTGCTAGGCGGTCTGTGCGGGAATTGAACCCGCTACCTTCCGTGGCCTTTCAAGCTTAGGGACGCTCTACCGGTGAGCTAAACAGACCATTGGTAAATGGTAGGCCCCTGATGTGGGGCCTACAAGGGGAACTTACTCTGTTTCTTCTCCTACTTCGCTAAACATCTCTTCAGCGAATTGGAAGGCCATCACTGCCATCAACTGCCGGTAATCACGCGTACCAACCGGTGGAATATGATGCGAATCCGAAGCGTTAGCGTGATGCCGGACCATGGTACAGAATGTGGCTTTGAGCAACTCGTAAAAAGGTTGCGTAATGCCATCCGTCGTTTTGGTCCCAACGCTCGCTTCAATCGTGCCTTTTCCATCCTTGTCAAAATCATTGAGATGTACGAAGATGTAATTGTAGAGTTTATACTTCTGGATTACTTCTTGTATCTCTACGATATGCGGGGTGGGCTGATGTCCCTCCAGCCCTGGATCAGTGCGTTGCTCGGGCAATTTCGTCATGTTCCTCTCCATGTTCGTGCTCTTCCATCTCTGTTTCCATGGCCATGTGGTGCAGGGAGTGAGCTGCGCTACGGACTGCCGCAGCCACCAACGCATAGCAATCACTCGTTCCGCCACATGGAACCTCCATCGGTAGCTGACCTTTGTCATAGGCCACCCGCAACATCCCTTCCGTGATGGAGCCGATGACGGCGGTGAAGCGCTCCCGCACGTCTACGTTGACAAGGTCCACCGCAATAGCCATCTCTTCATCCGGGCGCTGTTCATCTTCGCGTTTGTCATAACACCCCATCACCATTTCGATGTGCTCATGGCCATCGTACTTCTTCAAGAGGTCATGGCATTCCATCATGAACTTCTTCACTTGATCATGATTCATTACGAGAACTCCCTTAGAACGGCCGATCCCGCCGGTGGTACTAACCCACCAGCCCACCAGCGAGAGCGGCCTGAAGAGCCGCTGAGCGGCTCCAGAGGTTAGGCGGTTACAGCACGGTAGATCTTTCGGTAGTGGATAACTCCAGCGTTGAGTCGGGGTGTGCGAGCGTATACATGGCGTTCATGCACAACCAAGGTAGCCAAATCGTTTGTGCGATCCCATACCAGGAGTTCGCCATCGCGGTCCACCACGCAGTCGCGCCCACATCCATCATCGGGAGGAATGGATTGTTCATACATGTTCCTGTTAAATTTGAATATGAAAGTATCACCTATCATATAGGCGTCACAGATGAATGATTCACCGGTGTCCTGGAACTTCACGACACAACCGTTAAGGATACAAGACATTTTACCCAGTTCCTTTATCAGGCCCGTGCGGGCCGCGTGTTCTTTGTCAATCATACGATTAACTATCCATTGTGGCTGCAATGTCATCTCCGCCTCTTGCCTGCGGAGGATCTGGTCCTTATACAGATCCATCGCGTTTATCATTGTGATCTCCAATAATCTTAGCCAATTCATCAAAGAAGCCATCAATGTCATTGGTGTCACCGTCTGCTTCATGCTTAATGGTGACTTCCTTGGTGATGAAACGGGCGTAGACTGTTACACCGTCGTCAAACTTCTGCATCAAGCGCGTTTCCACCATGGGGCTGCACAGGACGCGCACCAGCCTACTGCAATCTTCTTCCTTGCCTTCGTACAAGACGATGTCCTGTCCATTGGCTCGCATCACAGCTTGGTACTGATCATTCATTGGACGTGTGAGAAAATACAGCACACTCGTCTTACCCGTACTGATTAATAACCCCTGCATCTTCATCATTACCCTCCTTGAAAGCACGTTAAGGGGAGACTCTCCCAGATGGCCTCGCGCGCCACTGCCATCTACAGACGGGAGAACCTCCCCAAAAAGTGCCTACCCAATTATATAATCGGGTAGGCATCTTACGCGTACAAAAGTTCAGGCAAGATGGTTCTTAATGAAGTCCTGGATCTTGTAGAACCTGGACTTTTTGGTGTCGCCATCGTTGTGGATGACGCCAAAGTTCATCTCGTTGCCTTCCGGCGGCGTGCCACCACCGGCTGCATCGTAGAGCTGGTAATAGCTGATGTTTTCAATCCGGTACTTCTCACGCACGTCGTAAAACTGCTGGAACTCTTCCACGATCGCGTTGCCCACAGCCTCCTCGTCGCCGTTGTATGGAGGCCAGTTGGCGCCAAACTCGTTCAGGTGAATCGGCTTGCCCCATCCGGCAATATGGGCGAGCAGATTGAATCCACCTTCGCTGTTTTCCGGGTTATCGTTGGGACCGTAGTTATTCCTGTACCAGTGCCAGCAGGTAATGTCCCAGTCCATCTTCCTATGTCCGCTACTACCGTCAGGTTGGCGTCCGTCACGGAGCATGTCGAAGAAGGCGGTATGGAGCCATGTCCCGCCCGGGGAGGCGATTTTGATGGAGGGATCAACGCTTTTAATTCCATCAATCGTTCCGAAGAGAACCCCGCGCGCCACACAAAAGCGATGGTTGTCGTAGTGGTCATCGCGCGTCCCATTCACGCCACTGCCATTGATGGCGTAGGCATCAATTTCATTGTTGATTTCGATGTGCGGCACAATATCGCGTAGTTTCGCTACTTCCACGCCCACCGCATAGCCCACGTCATAAGCCGCTTGCTCTTCGCTTCCATTGCGCTCATAATCGCAGAGTACCACGGGATGGAGGGTGATGCCTGCTGCCGCGCCATGATTATCATGGAACGTGCGGAAGTTATCCACGTCGCTCCCGTGGATCCCTCCTTGATCGTTGTACCAGACGCTAAAACCATTGCGGTAGACGGTAGCGCCAATGTCGTTAAGATCATTACAATTGGTCTGCCACCGGTCCGGCTCATACGCTGCCGTCGATGGATTTTCCCAGTTCCATGTAATGTGCCCGTTGAGACTATAGAATACGCCAGTGGCCGGAGGCTCAGGCTGCGGCTCAGGCGGAGTTTCCCCACGCGGGTCACTGGAGGTCTCCCACCCACCATTGCGCCACTCCCACCAGTCATGGTTGATGTTTTCCTGGTACACCCCTTGCTCGTAGTAGAGCAAAGACAGGATGTTCATCGTAAATCCGGCGGGCGCGTCATTGCGATTAGCTTGCAGTCCATTGCTCCCGCCATCCGTCAACGTCCATAGATCGCCCACATTGGTGACGATCTGGCCGGTGGTGGAGGTGAGCGTAGTGCCGCTCGCGGATTCATGGTCACTGCAATAGGGCTTGATCTTTGCCATCATTACTCCTTAAGAGTACTTCGTCTGCTTCTTAGGCGTTTGCTGCTTCTGGGGTTCCTCCTTGTTCTTTGGATAAGGCACAATCATATTCTTGGCCACCATCTCCTGCTTGGCCACCAGAGTCGCAAGAATATCTTCGTTTTTGATCACCTCCGTGCCTTTGAATAAGACCTGGAATTGCGTCTTGGGATCCGGCACCACAGAGATTTCACAGATAACAGCCAGCGGAGGGACTTTAAGAACAGTAGCACATTGATTTGCGAATGTGCTCCAGTTTTTGACAGACGTGACGGGCAGCTTGCAGATGGCCACGGCAGCTTCCAAGATGGTCTTTTCATCTGCCAGACTGTCCTTGTGGAGGAGCGCAATCCGGCGCGTGTTCTTGCACGCCTTGCCCTTGCCACCATCTGGATCGCTCCCCCACTCGTTCCGTTCACACCCATCGCAAGTTTCATGCTGTGGATCTTCACAATCCTTGTATGGAGCCAGCTCTGCTTCCTTACGGGCGAACGCATAACAGACCGGGGATACGACCTTGGTGGGGTCGTAACGATTAGGGAAGTACGCGTTTTCAAACATGTAATCAATTGGGACTGCTAACATCTTGTTTCCTGGCACGGGCGTATCATTAAACAGCAGCATGCCATTCTTGAACGTGAGGAAATTCCCGGTGGGTTTTTCTGCTTCTTCCGTCTGCTTCGCTAGTTGCTGCAGACGCTCTTTCCACGGGACAAGATTGGTACTAGACATGATAGGATACCTGTGTACAAGCCGAGGTTTTATGCCCCGCCATCGATCGGGGATTTGTTTGTCACAGAGAGTTTTTCTATTGGGTACTTGTCAATGCCGGGGATCTTCTCCCCAGCATCCCAATGTTCCCTGATTGCTGGAGCGGACAAACGTCGCTGGAGCAATTCAAACGCATTGTGTTCTTTTATATACTCGTAGATGCGCTCCCAGTTTTTAGCCGTGGGAGCCATCTCACCTTTTTTGATTTCTACGTCACAATGCGTGGCTTCAATCTTCAGGATATTCTGGTCGCGCATCCTGGTCATGAAGATTTGTTTGAGTATGAGTTCTTTTTCCTCAATAGCATCAGCCTGATGGTTAAGCTCCATCCGTTGCTGGTTAAGCTCATACCACTTATCTACTACCTCCACTATATCGCTCACGGTCTTCCTCCAAATAGAGGTAAGTGACGGCGATCATCCTAAGCTTGAGGTCCAGTGTTCGCTGGTAGCTAACCAGCTTCCGCAACGTTTTGACGTCCCCATGCTCGAAGAGATCATCCAGTGGATGGGGACTGGATTCCATCATCATGTGATGTTCACGGTATAAGTCGCATACTTGACCAATCGCAGCTATAAACGTCGCAAAGCGTTCACTTGGACCTACGCTCTTTAGGATCTTACGGATCGTGTCGTCACTTAATGGGTCATTAGCAGTGTTTAGTGTCATGGTACGATATACTCGGTTAAATTAGAGCCCCATAGAGGGGCTCCAGGGGTGGGTGCCTATGCAGTAGCCTGCGCACCCTCGGACGGCTTCCTACGGGCTCTCTTGGGCTTCTCCACAGGCTCCGGAGTAGCGGCTGCCGCCTTAATTGCGGCCATTTTGGCCTTCCGTCGTTCATAGGCCTCGTTACGACTGAGAGCTTTGGACGGCTTGAAGTTTTCCGGCAGATTGAGTGTACATGGCTCATTTGTCAACTCGCCTTCAATGTAGAACTCACCGCCAGCGTAGCCAAAATACGTGAAAGACAGACCCTTCCAGGTCGTAGTCCTTGTTTCTACCGGATAGCCATTGATGTGAGCACTGCCCGGTGTTCCCTTGATTGGGAGGGGGCAGCGGATGACTTTGTGCTCCACCGCCCCTTGCTTCAACGTGATCATTACAAGCTCCTTTTGGAATGGTGCCAGTGAAGCATACACCATCCAAGGAGCATTGCAAGTCTAAGCTTGTCGCAATACCTCAATGGTTACGGCAGTCAGCGGACGATTGGGTTGACCATCCCACGGACGCACCTTCTCCACCTGACTGATAGTCCTCCATTCTTCCATCGCCGTTTCAAAGCTGAACCGCGTGGCCTTGGCAATGTTCGCAGTCGTGGTCAAATCCAGCAGTCCTGCCTTGGTGTGTGGATTCCACCGTACGACATAACGACCATCATACGGCGTTTTAACCCGTGGGTCTGGCGATCCCACGATGCGTATGATACAATCCTTGGCGCGGCGCGTCATACCACCACCTCCACAATCGTGCCGGTATTGATCAATGCGGGGCCAGTGTCAAAGTAGAACGTACGACCTTTCCACTGGAGCCAAGCAAAATGCCTATCATCTTTCCCACTGGTGCGGAGGAACAGATAGTCCTGTCGCGCTAGGATTCCACGCACGGGCGCGTGGTGATCACCATGGGGGATGGTCTGCCATGGACGGGCAAACACGATGAAGTTACGGCTCCCGTCTCTTACGCGGAGTTGGAGTGGCGGGGACGGCTTCTTCGCTCGTTTTTGATATTGTTGGGACATAGATGGTTCTCTTTCCTATGCCGTTGCAAAAACGGCATCGCCGTCGGTACTGACCGACGACACCGCGACCTTGACATGCATCACACTTGACGATTTTTACGCCCATTGATCCGTACCACGGAATCGCACCCCGATATTGGTGATGCGGATGTTGTCCCTGTCACCGTCCAGGTAATGGTATATACCCTCTTCCCGTCCATACCACTCACCGTACTTGACCCACCACTTCCACTTGTGGAAGAGGACATACCCACTCCAGCTATTGCCGGGATACTCCAGCTGCTCACTGTGTGTGAGCATGATAAACCAGTAGCCTGCGTACTTCCGCAGCTCACGCTTCTTACTTCCATCTGCAATAAAACGTTTTTCAGTCATGATGATTGTTGACATTACATTTACCCTGTTGGTTATCTAAACAACAGCATTCCACCAATGAATGCTCCCAGCGCGCGCCCTCCATCGTCATCCAGCAAACAGTAAAAGATAGACACAATCAGCACGACTATGAACGTGATTAACGCCCACATGCGGACTGTGTCCTCCAGCGATTCACAGTGTTCTGCCAAAGTCAGGTGCTTTGGACGCTTCACGACGTTCCTCCTTTAAGAGTTGCTGACCCTTGCCAGTCCCTAAGGAACCCCCCAAGCGCTTGAAGTGACGTTCGCATCCATAGGCCCAGTAGCCGTAGATGGTGCGGAAATCATAGTGCGCCTCTTCCTTGCAGAAGTCACATTTGGGCAGATACCGCACCCGTACTTGAGTCAAATCTTTATCCATTCTCTAAATCCTACCCACTGTTTGGTTTCATGAAGGCGAAATACAAACACATCGTCGTCCTTATGGACTGTGACATGTTCCCCGGCTGCTACACGCATGCGCAATTCGCTCACGCTCATGCCACACACCCTTATCAGGCGATCACCCCAGTAATGGTGAAATGCCCGACCCATGGATGGAAACAACAACTCGTCATCATTGTTCTTCTTTACAAAGACGGAGTGACGTACCTTTTGCAGCGTACTTCCATCTTCGTCAAACAGGTTGATGATTCGGTTCACTTGTAAATCCCATTGAAGTTGATTTGAACGAGATCCCCCGGGTTTGTGTGCTGGTGCACCAACCGTATGTTAATGCTGCGCCATGCATCTTGCAGGGACTCAGCCTCAACCCTCTGCCAGTTCGTATAATAGCAAGAGGGCTGAGCACGTTCCCTGAACAGAAACGTGAATTCAAATATCACCTGTGTCTAACCTCCTTTGGCGTACGATAACAAATGGCTCCCGTCAGGGAGGTGGCTGCGATAAAGAGTAAATAGATCACCCAACGATCCGGCACATGACGATGAAACACTGCGCCCACGGACAGGATGAAGATGACAAGGAATAGGATACGTACCAGCATTACCAGCTCCCAAAGCGAATCAGGCCGTCATAGTAGAGTTGCTCAATCCGCTCACGGATGGTGGCGTTGTGCGCCTTCCACACGTCCGCTGGGATGTCATTGTAGTCCCACACCCATTCACCAAAGAACATCTGCTTCGGCTTGCGGACAGGGATACCAGTGTCCTTGAGGACTCCGGGTAAGAGGTCACCGGGACGAATCCCACCCGGTGCGCAATCCAGCTCAATTGTTTGTACGCTCATATTAGATACCCCACCAGCCACAGCAAGATTAGAAAGATAGCGACGCCGCGTAGACCTTCTTCAAAGAGCATCCACGTGACTACGCCAGATGCGAGACACAATGCGATAGTTGACAGACTCACAACAGACCTTTAAATATGTTATCCAAATCGTCATCGCAACGTTTGATTGCTCCTGCGCGGTCTCCGTCTCGCACTTGTTTCGCAGGAAAAAACGCATCGTACTCTTTAAACTTGACATCACATGCAGTCCACGCATTGATGGCATGGCCGTGAATATGCATACAGAACTGATTAGGAGAGGCGAACTTTTCATTTTTCAGCCGGATCCCGCCCAGTTCCACTGTGCCGATAAAGGCGATTCCACCTTTCATGGTTCTTACCTGATCCCCAGTCTTTAGGAACAAGTTTTCCCACATGATGCCATTGATGTACAGAACAGTCATCATTCCCCCTTGCACTTGTGCTGATGCATACGGCCCAGACTCAACACTTTGGCGCAGTGCGGACACTGAGCCATCACACGGTGCTGGTTGCGTCGTCCGCTGGTGGGAATGGGACCGCTCAACGGTTCCACCCAGACCTTGATGCCGTCCAGAACTCTAGGTCCCATCCCTTGCGTGGGCCAGTGTGCCTCCGGACGCAGCCCAAACATCACCTTGATGTGGTGTGAGTGCGCATTCCACGTGCGATTGCGTGGATTACGTACAAAAGTATTCATGTTATTCCCCTACAATTGGTCTCCATCGCGTAGCGCCCCATGCGCTACAACTACAATGGTATAATCTTGCCAGCTGCGACACTACCAATCCTGCATCATTCCGTATCCAAAAAAATACCCCAGGAGGAAGAGCCTCACTGGGGCAAAGCCATCCCTTCGCGTGATTAAGGATGGTGGGGTAACTGCGTTAACCTATAGTGTGCCATCTTAGCATGCATCGTGCTACCGCATAATAGTCTCCATCCATAACGCTCGCACTTGTCGGCACGTCGTGTTTGTGTTCAATTCACGCGCCTCTTTATTGGTTGGCCTCCTCAGCTGCATGTCGGCTCCGTAGATGTTCCACTTTCCACACGCCAAACATAACATGCAGTCGCCTGGAGAGGGAAGAGCTTCTGGAGTGTGGGGACATGTTACGCTGTCTACACGATAGTCACAATTCGGGCACCGTGTTTCAGGAATTCGCTGCATGACTAGCTCCTAAAGTGATGGTGCCGCATGGGACATGTCAGGATGTTGAAGGTAGCTTCTGCGGCGGAATAGACTCCGGCATGGGGATCTGCAATTCTAGCCATGTGAAGAAGTCCTTTCTGGTCTCCAGTTTCACATTGGCTCCCCGAGTCGCATACACATGACCGTCGTTTGTGAGCACATACAAGATATCATCACCGCTCGTGGCGATTTGAACGATCTTTCGCATGATCCCTCCCGTAAGGCGTTAGCACGCACTAATACTATAGCCATACAGCAAGCATCAGTTATTCATAATTAATCACTCCTGACACGTCCCTGCGCGGCAGTTACAGTGTGCGCCCATTGCGTACAATCTAGGCTATCTGGGAGGTACTATATTTAGTCCGCGTCCGTAAAAAAGGCCTCCCGAAGGAGGCCTAATGAGATGACACGTTGCCAGATTACGATATGAAGTGTAGCACACAGATCTAAGATGGCAAGTTATTTCCTATCGTTTACATTTAATGATGCTTGCAGTCGTTCCTTTTCCCGTAATTCCCATAGGTCCAGCATCTCCAAACTGTACAGACGTTTTGCCCTTCTTTAATGCTCTTTCCATTTTCCTTTTCTTTTCGCGCTCTGTCACCACTGGACTTCTAGCTAAAAATCTACGCAGATCATCCATTTTCGCCTCCTTTGGTTGACGGCAATGTTTACCGTAGGCGCAGATGGGGAGTGACACAAGTAAACTAGTATCCGATGGGATCGCGCCTATACTGGTATACCTGTTCCTGTACGCAACGCGTGTAAATCGTACCTAAGTCAAAGATTAACCGTTGCTGGATTACAGGAGATTCAAATGTCAGACGCCACTGACGGAAGGGGATTTGCAGGTATTGTCCAACTCAGGTCACCCATCAAAAAGCATCAAGACGAGATCCACAAACGCGGATTCACGGAGGAACAAGCTAACAAGTTCACAATTCTAGCAGATTCAACAATGTTAACACGTCTGTTAGAACCAGAGCATCCCTATGTTGAAAATACTAGTGCGACACTTTACCCATTTTATCACATCAACGGCAGTCCCATGACATTTAAGAATGCCTATGGGGAACATCAATACGCCGCCGTCCGCTTCCATCCTCCGTTTGATAAACACCACAAGTATCTAAGCCCTCGTACAGACACACGAGTCTATTACCCGCAAGTAGCTGATTGGCGCGATCTACCAGCGGACGAAGATGTATGGTTTGTGGAAGGTGAAGTAAAAGCGCTCGTAGCGATGCTGCACGAACCTGAGGGATTACATTGGTGCGTGGGCTTCGCTGGTCACACTCGATTTGTCCCCGGTGGTAAATTCCCAAAGGATTTAGATGAACTTGACCTGTACGGCCGGAGCGTCCATATTGTCATGGATTATGACAATAAAGAAAAGACTCTCCAGCAAGTAGAAGCAAGCATCCGCAAAGTTTGTACAGCGTTGCATATGCGTAACGCTACTCCTTATGTTGCTCGCATCCAACGTACTGCACTCGGTGGCGTCGTAGAACTCGGCGAAAAGATGGGGCTGGATGACTATCTAGAGCATGGCGGTACATGGGCAGAACTGGAAAAGACACTGGAATTTGTCCCTCCAGACCAGCCAGAGCTATTAAAGCTCTTAGAGCAATATGCGTTTTGTCGTAATCCATCTGGAGTAGTTGATTTAAACACTGGATTTTGGGCCAAGAAGAATGATTGGAAGGACTATACTGCGAATAAACTGGATAAGAACGAACGCGGTAAAGAGGTTCCCGCCAATGATAATTGGCTCAAACATCCAAGCAGACAAGAGCTGGACACATTTATCTTTCATCCTGGCTTACCACCACTCAGTATCGTGGAATGGGAGGGTAAGCTCTGCTATAACACATGGCGCGGCTTCCCAGATCTCGGGGAAATCAGGAACCCAGAGGCAGTGGAGGTATTCCAACGCTTTATGCGTAGGCGATCTCCAGAGTATGGGGAATACTTGATGGATTGGATTGCTCACCGTCTAAAATTTCCTGGGATCCACAATAATCATGGAGTCGTACAAAAGGATGTAGGTGGCAGCGGCAAAAGTCTATTAGGTATCATACTCACACAAATGATGGGACGCGAACATGTGTTTATTGGTTCAATGGAAGACATTAATGGAAATTATAATGACTTTCTAGAGCACAAGCTAATCGCTATAATCGAAGAGCCAAGCACAGATCATGGCAGCAAGTGGAGTATGACTGATAAGATTAAAAAGCTCATCACTGAGCATACTATGAATGTTCACGCAAAGTACGTTGGAATGCGTCAAGGTGTGCCCTGCTTCCAAGCTTGGATGTTCAATAGTAATCGTAGCGCTCCATTGACAATAGATTCTAAAAATCGCAAGCTGATGGTCATAGAATCGTTGGTGGATATGGAAGATGCAGAGCACATTGCAGACTGCGCATGGCTCTACCAAAAGTTCGATCCCATGAGCAGTGGATATGACCAGTCCGCCGTGGCTAGTCTGCGGGAATGGTTGATGGAAAGAACGGTGTTGGAAGAGCAGTTTAGCGGCAACGTAGAGCAAACAGATGCAGCCGATGAAATGGCTGATCTATGCATGACAGATGGCCAGCGTGCTGTGGAGGAATGGCTTGATCGGGCAGAGGGATTTGATGGCTTTGCGTTTACCGCAGATAACGTTTGGAATGCAATAAGAGCGAGTGTGGAGATCCAACAAACCGCTGTTTTGCGTCTGGTAAAGGAGGCAGTAATGCGGCGCGGTTGGGTCATAGAAAGCCCAAGGAGGAAACATGGGGAGTGGGTGCAGCGGATCCAAAATAGTACTGGTAAGGCTGGACACTGGGTAAGCAAGCGGAAGGTGAAGTGGACGGAGGTGTCGCATAAGGAGCAAATGTTCAGGAGAGGGGAGGAAATGAGTAAGAAAACAGTGTTGATACAGTAGTGGAGTGGGATGGTGTACAGTTGGCTCAGCTCCTTGGTGGGTGCGGGGCTGAGCCGAAGTTACAGGGTGAACAGTATTACAGTACTTCTTTTAAAATATAAGTAAAATATAGAATACTGATTAAATAGGGGTATAGAAAAAAAAACTTTTCTCAGGTATGTACTGGTTACTGTATTGAACCATTTTGGTCCCCTCCATTTAAGGGGAAAATTGGAGATTTAAGTCCGATCTGATAATCAAAGATTGCAAAAGTCAGAAATAGCGAAAACTCATTTACGACCCAGAAATGACCCTGTCATCACTCATCCATCATGGTCAAATCTTGAATCAGATCTGACTTCCGATAGAGCCTTCGGATAGAGCGATCTTTGAATCAATCAGATGTATCTCCAGACCCGAGATAGACCCTTCTATCCGACACCTCCAGTGGCATCATTCTAGCATCTGATCAGACCCTCCGGATAGGACGATCTGATGCTCCCATCAGGTCAAACTGACTAAATGCGCGACGCAGGCGCGCGCGATTATTACCATGCCATATTCACTGATGCAAGCAAAGAATTAGTAGTCACGACCTAAAATCTTAGTTGCATCGGTCAGCGGTGAGCGTATAATTCTATTTGTGGGCAGCAGGGTGCTGCTCCACACTGGGGTGAACCCTCTTAGGGTGAACCCGTACTCGTATCTTAACTATCGTATTGGGGTAATAAAATCATGGCAATTGGCGCATATCTCATCGCTGGCAACGTCTCCCGTGAAATCCAAATCCACACCTACACGTGGCAAATCAAGAAGGGTAATCTGCCGCAGACGCAGGCGACCATCAACGGCACGCCTAAGCAACTCATCAAGCGCACCAAGGGTCGCGGTCAAGGTACCGACATGGAGTTCTGCGCCTACTTCAGCGTGGCGGATCGCGTAGTGGACGGGAAGCCGGAGTACACCAACTACTTCTTCTG